TCGGGCAGCATCGGATCGGTAGCCCACAAAAACAGCGCGCAGTCGGCCTCTGCAATGTCCGCTATGGGCAGCGCGCAGATATCGGCTGGCGTCATGCAGTCATAATGTCGCGTAGGCGAGCGGCCATAGCCTCCCGGCCCCCAGGCGCGGAAGGACCACGGTGGATCGGCGTAGATTACGTGGAACCGCCGGTCAGGCAGCAAGGGCAAACAGCGCCACGATCAGGTAGAACGCAGCAATGGTTACGACAGGGGTCGTCATGCAGCTTCCTCCGTCTCGGTCTGCATCTTTTCCACCCAATGGGTCAGTTCGCCGCCGATCGTTCGATGATTCACCTGCGCTCTCTCGCGCAGGTAGCGGTACACGCTGATTGGTACCACCACCGATTTCCATTTTCTCGGGTTCATTCTTCATTCTCCTCTTCCTCATTCTCGCGCTCTGGGAGGGTATCGGATTCCTCCACCTTGGTCAAGGCACCCCAGCTCGGCCCGGCGGCGATGGTGCTTGGTGTAGGCACCTCCAGCTCGACCGCGTCCTCCATGATTTTCCGGAGGTCACGGGCCACGGTCACTTCCGGGACAGAGTAAGCCAGCTCATCGTGAATCTGCACCAGCGGGATGGCCCCCCGCTCGCGGTAGATTGCGGCCATGGCGGCTTTCGTCTGGTCGGCAGCGGAGGCCTGGATCAACCGGTTTAGCGCCTTGTAAACGTATGCGCGTTTGATATTGTCGCCGTAGTCCACCAGGGCTTCGGCGCGAGCCAGCGGCTTGGCACTGACGAAAAGATTCGGTTCCCAGAGATCGAAGCGGCATTTACGCCCCAGGAGCGAGCGTACAAATCCACCTTTGAGGGGGTTTGATACGCGCCTCTGCACGGTGTCCATCAGGGCTTTCACGAAGGGAACGTCGAGATGGTATTGCTGCATCAGCTTTTTCGCCGTGGCCGGAGACACGTCGAGCGTCTCCGCCAGTCGCGTCTGACCCATGCCGTACATTATACCGAGGTTGATGGTCTTGGCCTGTTTGCGTGGAATGTCCGCGATGTCGGCCACCATCTGGTGGAAATCGGTTGTAGGGTCTGAGCGGTAGGCCTGGACGAAGGCGTCGGACCCCGTTAGGCCACGGTTCGTGAGGCTGGCAAAATGCACGAGGATGCGCGGTTCTTGTTGGTCGAAGTCCATCGATGCCCACTGCTCACCGGCTTCTGGCACGAAGAGTCCTCGGATTTTCCTGGCCATCTCCGGATTGCGCGCCGGGATCTGCTGGAGATTCGGGTTGGCCATGGAGATGCGCCCGGAGACGGTGCCACCTCGGGTGCCGCGCAACTGGTTAATGTGGCCGTGGATACGGCCCGCGTGGGCGTGCCGGAAAATGCTTGCCAGGAAGGTGTTTCCAATTTTGTCCAGCTCCCTGGCGTGAGCGATTTTTTGCGCGATTGGGTGCTCGTGCTGCGACAGGAAATTCTTTGTGAAAGAAGGCTTCCCGGTCGGGGTCTGCCCGTAGCTGATGCCGATTTTGTCGAAGGCTTTCGCCACGGACGCCGCTGCCCACAGCTCGACCGGCACTCCGGTCTCCTTCCTGATCTCCCGGACGATGCCACGAACTTGTTTAGCGAAATCCTGCTTCAACCGCTCGGCGGCGTCGAGGTCAACGCGGATTCCGCGCAGGGTCATTTCAATACAGATCGGCAACACTTCAAGCTCAAGCTCGAAAATCGGCCATAGGTCTTCGGTGGTCAGCGCCGCTTTTAGGACGTGCCACAGTTCAAGGGTAAGTTGGGCATCGGCCTCGGCGTATTCACCGACGAAGAGCGCGGGGAGCTTGTGCAGCTCGGCCTTGGGGTCAACGCCAAATTCCTGCGCCGCCTCCCGCAACGCCGCTTCAGACTTCATCTTGCCAAGATAATCGTAAGCAACCTCGTTCAGTGCGTAACTGCGCCGATTCTCGTCGAGCAGCGGCGTCGCCAGCATGGCGTCTATTAAGTTCCCGGAGAGCTTGATGCCAAGGTGCCGCAGCCAGCCAACGTCGTAACTGGCATTGTAAAAGATCTTGTCGGCGGGGTGCTTGGCTATCTCTCTCTTAAACCATCGTAGGACGATGGTTTTGTCGAGGTTGCCGCCTCCCTCGTGGCCAAAAGGAAGGTAGGCCTTGAACCCTTCGTATGCTATCGCGATCCCCACCACGTCGCCATGCCCGGTCGGCCATCCTGGCCCATGGGTCTTGAGCCGTGGATCGCGCGTCTCCAAGTCGATTGCGATCTCCTTTATGCTCGACGGGGTTTCTGGCAGCTCTTCGACTGGTGCCCATTCCGTTTTCACTCCCCATGTTGGTCGCTTCAAGTTGGTTTTCACTTTCTTTTCCTAGCATCCTCTTCCGCCTCGGCCTGGGCGCACTCCAGGGCCACTGCGGCGTATCCGGCCCCGTCGATGTAGTTATCTTCGTGCAGCACCCCGAGCTTTCGCCTAGCAATCTTTAGCAGCTCCATCATGTTCGCCACGTCCTCGGCAGTGATGCGGTGCTTGTTATGCATATAGGCGTCCCACAATCTGGCGATGTTCTCGTGATTCTTGGCGACGCTCCCGTAGCTGTTGGCGCGAGACGTTTCAATCAGGCGACCCGCTTCTTGGAGTGCCTTCTTAGCGTGGTTCGCGGTCATCGTTGAGGCTCCTTTCTTCGATTGGAAGTCCAATTTTTGTTGCGTATTCAATGCCTTGCCTCATGCCGCCCGAGATCCCCAGGTCGGTGTAAACGGCGCATAGGTCGGCGACCGCGTACCAGCGGAAGGCGCGTTGTAGACCAATCGCCCGCTGGAACGGCGCATCGTCATCCAGTACCTGGGGGTACAGTAGGTGCGGGGCGAAAGGTGCCTCGGCAAGCAATAGGGAATCCCGGAGGCATCTTCTGGCGTAGGCGAGATGCGCCCTGTCGGGCGCGCTAGGGTTCTCGGCGAAGGGGCTTTCGATGATGACCCGCGTTGCCGGTGTCCGGTGCGGCCCCCAAACGGAATCTGGCACGGCGTGAAGGTGCGAGGTCATAGCGCCCATCCTCGTTGGGCGTCGTCGGGCATCTTGAGCACAAGGTTCTCCTTGGCGCGGGTAATGGCAACATATAGCACGCGCTGAGCATCGTCTGGGTGCCGCTCCATTTCCTGGAGCGCGCGTGTTGATAGGTCAAGATAGACTAGTACGTTATCGGCCTCTCCGCCCTTGGCTCCATGTATTGTGCTTAGCTTAATCTTGGGCGGCTCGAACAGGTTCACGCCGCGATTGAGGAGAGCCGTGGCGTAGGCTCGGTCCTCATCGCCAATTCGGTCCAGGACTACGTCCCAGTCCTCGGCCTCGGTTCTCAGTCCAAAGTGCTCGCGCAGTGTTGACAAACTGAAGAGGTCTTGCTCGTTCGCCGAGGAGAGCCGCTTCTTTGCCCCCCGCGCCAGCTTCTCCCCGCTGGAAATGTGATTGAATAGGTTCACGGCCTCTTTGTGCGAAAGCTCGTGTGCGGGATCTTCGTGCAGATGTGTCCAGGAGCTGATCGCGCCGCGTATGTCGGCCTTGAGCGAGGCAGTTCCCCGTCGCTCGAAATACTGGCCCGTCGAAACAAGGCGCTCCGAGAGTTCGTCTAGCATGTAGTTCGCTTGCGCCAAGATCAGCCACTCGGCACCATTAAAATCCAGAGTATGCGGATCGTAAATCTTGTGCACGGACCCCTCGGCGGCGCGCGGTAGCCAGTGCTTTTTCTGCCGGTGCCGAATGTGCGAGGAGACGGTCTCTGCCAGCATGTGGACTTTTCTCGGTATCCGGTAGGACTGCGTCAGTGTGTCAGACCCGCCGGGGAGTGAAATAAAGCGGTTGATATCGGCACCTGCCCACCGGTAAATCCCCTGGTCGTCGTCACCGGCTACGAACATGCGGTCAGCGCGGTCGCCTAGATGATGCGCGACCGTCCACTGTAGCGGCGTTAAGTCCTGCGCCTCGTCCAGGAAAACAACCCGGAAAAATGGCAGCCGCTCCGGCTTCTTCGACAACGCCACCATCATGTCTGTGAAGTCTTTCAGGCCGTGCATTTCCTTGAATCGCTGGTACTCGGTATAGATGTGAGTGAACTCGTAGTATGGCATCTCCAACTCAATGGCGTTGTAAGCGTAATGCTCTCCGCGCAGCGAGTTTCGCGCGAGGTCGATGGCGCGCATGATTGGGTCATTGCTTTTCAGCAGTATGAAGCCGTCGTCTGCAATGTTCTCCGCGCCGCTGCTCGACAGGTCGATGCCAGTTTCGGCACCAAATTCTCTGAGGTTCGCCGGATTCAGAACGTCCGCCGAGGTCATCCCCAGGACCTGGAAGGCCAAGCTGTGTAGGGTGCGGAAATAGAGCAGATCCTTTTTGGGGTCTAGATTAAAGCGCGCCGCTGCCCGGTCGCGGGCTTCGTGCGCGGCCCGCCGGGTGAACGCAAAGTAGCCAATGTCGTTTGGTGCCATCCCCCCGCGTAGTAGGTCGTCTACTTGGTTCAGTAGCCGCGTTGTCTTGCCGGTGCCCGGGGGGCCAAAATACCTGAACATCAGTCGGCTCGCAGAATGATGTCGAGGTCATAGCCAAGGGTATCGACGATGCGCTCCACCTTGTTGATGGAGAGCTGCCGCCCTCTCTTGGGATTCTCGTAGTCGGCGATAGTGCGCTGCGATAGCCCGGTGTATTGGGCCAACTCCTTTTGAGTGAGCCGCGCCTCTTTGCGAAGCTCTCGCAGCAGGTCATGCCAAAGCGTGGGGTCATGCGGTTTCA